CAATTCCTACGGCGTGAGCTATTCCGACGGCGTGAACAATTCCTACGGCGTGAGCTATTCCGACGGCGTGAGCAATTCCAAAGGCGTGAACTATTCCAACGGCGTGAATGGTTCCTACGGCGTGAGCAATTCCGACGGCGTGAGCTATTCCAAAGGCGTGAGCTATTCCGACGGCGTGAGCAATTCCTATGGGATTCGATATTGCGACGGCGTGAGCAATTCCAAAGGCGTGAATGGTTCCTACGGCGTGAGCTATTCCGACGGCGTGAACAATTCCTATGGGATTCGATATTGCGAGGCAATTACGCATGGTTTGTTTTGCTATAAAAAAGACGGCGCTAAATATGTTATGTTCAATAAAAAGACGACGAAAGCAAGATTTGATGAGGTTTATGCACATATTCAATCATTTAGATATGTTCCTAATTTTGATAATTTCTATGAACTAAAAGGGGACAAGGAATGGTGGTCGCTGTGTTTTCCTATGTTGATGGAAGTAGATAACAAAACCGCTTGGAGCAAGATGCCGCAAGAGATGATCGATTACATTAAGTCTTTACCGGAGTACAACGAAAAGATATTTGAAAAAATCGTTGGTGATTGAAAGGAGCTGACACATGACAAATAGCATAACTCACGAAACGCGCAGGGAGGCGCACGAGGCCATTAAGCCGCAAAAGGCGATGCGGCGTGCGCAGGTGCTGGAAGTGATGGGCGAGGGCAGCTATACCGTGGACGAGGTGATCGACCTCATGATGGAGCGCGGGTATCTACATTATCCCGACCGGAACAGCGTAGCGCCGAGGCTGACGGAGCTTATGCAGCTTGGAAAGGTCACGGTGTCCGGCAAGCGCAAATCCGGCAAGACGGGGAAAACCGTCTCAGTGTATAGGAGGACAAAATCATGAGAGAATTACTATTTCGAGGACAAACGCGAAGAAAAGGCGAAAAGATTCTTAACATGCGCGGCGATCCTGCACCAAGCAAATGGGTATATGGCGGTGTGTTTCAAGGAGCAGGAGATTTTTCTGTAATGTATTCTGCTCATCCTGTTGAAAAACATGTTGTTTATACGGATACGATTGGGCAGTATATTGGACAGCAAGACAGAAATGGCACGAATCTTTTCGAGGGGGACATTGTGTCATATAAAGACGGAGAAGCTATTGGAAAGATAGAATATAGTGAGGGGGAATCTATGTATATGGTGCAGTTTGATTCTTGGTGTACTGATTTTGACCATATATATGGTAAAGAGCTGGAGGTTGTCGGAAATATCTACGATACGCCCGAACTGTTAGGAAAATTTGAAAAAAATAATCCGGAAAATTTGCCGTTATAAGAGAGGAGAAAAACAATGCCAAGATACATAAATGCTGAAAGTCTGATTAATATATTTAACACAAAAGCTGAAATGGCGTTAGGAACACCCAAACAGGTATTTTTCTCTGCCGCTAATATGGTTGAAAAACTACCTGCCGCCGATGTAGCTGAGGTGAAGCATGGTATTTGGACAGAAGTTTCTGATGGTGATGGAATTGTTTGTTCAGTTTGTAAGTCAGATTTTTGCACATTAGTATTTGATGTTTATAATTATAAATATTGTCCATGCTGTGGCACTAAGATGGATGGAGGCGACGGAGAATGAACTCTGTATTACTCAGCATACAGCCGAGATGGTGTGAGCTTATAGCAAGTGGCAAAAAGACCATTGAGATTAGAAAAACAAGACCGAAGCTGGAACCGCCGTTTAAATGTTACATATACTGCACAAATAAAAAACCTTATCTTGTATGGGGAGATGTGTTTAGGGGAAATTGGGAGACAGAATTTACACATCTCAGCGGATATAATCGCAACGATGCCGAAAGGATATGGGACGTATTCAACGGTAAAGTTATCGGTGAATTTGTGTGTGATGAAATTATTATAGATAAATGTGGAGAAAATTCTGATATTTTTGCCCAAAAAGGATGTTTGATTTTTGACGAATTGAAAACTTATAGTCCCAAGGGAATACTTTATGGCTGGCACATCTCCGATCTTATCATCTTCGACGAGCCGCGGGAGCTGCGGGAGTTTTATCGCATTTGCCCAGAGTGGGACAAAGAAGAATTTACGAAGAAATGTCATTCTTGCGAGCATTTTTATTCCTGCGATTATGAAACAGTGTATGGTTGCGATATTGACGGCGAGATGATGCTCACACGTCCCCCTCAGTCATGGTGTTATGTAGAATCTCTCTCTCAATTACCACACATCTTGTGAAAATGATAGGAGGGACAAAATCATGATTCAGGACAGCGGTTCCCGAACGGAATTTGAAACCGGCGCGGTGCGGGACATGAGCGAGGGCAAGGGGGACATGATCTCCCTGCCGTGGCGTGCGATTCTGCGGCTTTCCCGCCATTATGAGAACGGTGCAAAGAAGTACGGACGATTCAATTATCAGAAAGGCATACCGGTGTCGTCCTTTATCGATTCCGCGTGCCGGCATCTTGCGAAGTACCAATGCGGATGCGACGACGAGGACCACTTGGCAGCGGCGGCATTCAATGTGCTCGGCGCTATGCTGATGGAGGCGGAGCATCCCGAGCTTGTCGATCTTCCGGCGAGGGCGGGGAAAAACAAATTTGAATATTTTGCCGACAATGGCACGGAGGCGCTTTCATGAAGCACTATGAATCGGCCTCTGTCCTGTGTCCGTTCTACCACAGCGAAACCGCACAGGCAATTCACTGTGAAGGGACGGAATCCGGCAACGTCATTCATTTGATTTTTTGGGAGCCCCAAAGAAAAGCAGACTATAAACGGCGATTCTGCTGCGGGGAATATAAAAGCTGTCCGCTTCATGCGGCCTTGCTGAAAAAATACGAGGCGATGATATGACGGAAAGCTTTGTGATTCCCTATCCGAAAACAGACGCCGGAAAAAAGCTGTGGAGCAGGGAATACGGGCTCAATGCCTATTATGCCGGAAAGCATTGGGCAAAGAGGAGAGCGGACGCCGACATGTGGCACAGGCTTGTCGCCTATGAGATGGAGCGGCAGAAGGTGCGCCGGACGCCGATGAAAAACGCCGTGATTCTGACGTTTTACTGGAATGACCGGCTCGACCTCTCCAATCATGCGGCAATGGCGAAGATGATCGAGGACGCGATGAAGGGACGCATCATCAAGGACGACAGCCGCCGCTTTGTGCGCGGCATCGAGCATTATTTCCATGATGAGGACTACATACGGGTGGTCGCGCGGGAGGTGTGAAAAAATACGACCGAATACCATCGTATACGGTCGTGTTGTAAATGCTTGCCTGTGCTTTGGCAGCTCGCTAATATGATTTCCGGTTTTATGTGCGAATCGTCCTCTCTGAGGAAATTCCTTTCTCATAAAGATATTCAGGCGCGATATCAATATCGCCGTCATTCCAAACAGGAACACCGTAATCGATATAAACCGAATCGAAAACGGCTTTGTCTTTCAATGGGGAAAATGCGGGAGAATCGAGAAGACTGGTAAAATCAAAAACTTTTGATTCTCCATTGTTAAATCTGACCCACAGCTTATAATCGGCAAGAGGCCGCACACCGCTGATTTTAAGCGGCAGCTCCGGTTTGCCTGCATAGGCGATACCGTCTTTTATATACATTGATTTTCCCTCCTTATCTTAAAGGTTCGATTTTGCCGAAAGGAATGTTTCTTACTGCATTGTTCCAAGCGGCATAAAGTTCATCTTCGTGTATGACCGCCCAAGCCTGAACCAGCTTTAATTGTTTGACAGGCAAACTTCCGGCCAATAATTCCCCGTCTATTCCGACGGAGGCTTCATATTCCGCATAATAAACATGGAAATGCGGCTTATGGTGCTTTTCGTTGTCGTTATAAATCATTTTAATGATAATATTAAAGAATCGACAAAGCTCTGGCATCGAGTTCAACTCCTTTGCTGTAAAAATATTATAGCATATTTTTTGTAAAGTATCAAGTGCGATAGAAAGAACGAAAAATGACATCCTCTTGCATGATATCTACCGATCGGAAATGTGTAACTCTTTTTTTAATGCGTTTTGCAGGATTTGAGAGAAATTGATGTTTGCTTTTTCCGCTTCATAGCAGAGCCAGCTTGGCAGTGTGCAGTTTTTTTTGACGGTGTGCAGGTCGTGCTGTCTGCGATATTCGGCGAAGTTGACATCGACAAGGGTCAAGATATCCTCTGCGTTTTCTTTTTTTAACGCCGTGATCGTTGACGGTGCGGGGAGGGGCTTACCGTCGTCTTCCATGTCAATTCCCATAAGTCCGATTGCATCCCTTGCCATTTCGATGGCTTCCGTTAAGCTGTCGCCTTCGGTATTGATTTGAAAATCCGGTATAAACACCACATATCCGCCATCTGCCGGCGTCAGTATAATCGGGTATGAATTTTTCATTTTGTTTCCTCCTGTGAGAATATATTTTGGCAGAGACATATTATTGCAAATCCCGTCTTTTCATATGGTTGCCCTCCTGACATTTATATTATGCGCCCTTAATGCGTATTTGTCAAGTGAAATAAAATCTTGAAAGAATATTTGCAGGGGGTGGCTTTTCTATTTCGTATTGCGCAATGTATAATAAAGACAACGACAATGCTTGTATAAGGGATGGTGGTTGTGGCAGGGCGTCTTACAGATAGGCAAAGGAAAAAGATCATCGCAGACTATGCGGACGGGGCATCGATTCGACAGCTTGCGAAAAAATACGGTGTTTCCTCGACAACGATTCACCGGACGTTGAAAGGCGATCCGGAGACGGAACGTTTGGTAACACAGAAAAAAGAGGAAAACACGGCGGATATTTTGGCATATATGGAGACCAAAAGGGATGTGGTTAATAAAATTATTGACCGTTATCTTATCGCCCTTTTGGAGGAAGAGCGAATTGCAAAAGCGACGCCGGCGCAGCTGACGACCGCGCTCGGTACGCTGATTGACAAATTCACGGCGCAGGGAAAGGATACGGCGGACATCGAAAATCTCACGCCGCTTGCGGAGCTGCTCAAATGACGAAATCACAGACAATCGCATGGTCCCCGTTTTCGGACAAGCATAAAACATATATTAGGCGCGCGCTCGCCAACAAAATGAACGTCGCGGAAGGCGCGATTCGTTCGGGCAAGACAATCGACCACTGCATCATCGCCGCGGCATATCTCGAAATCTGCCCCGATAAAATCCATCTTGCGAGCGGTTCGTCGATGCCGAACGCCAAGCTCAACATCGGCGCGTGCAACGGCTTCGGGCTGGAAAACCTGTTCCGCGGGCGCTGCAAATGGGGCAAATACAAGGGCAATGAAGCGTTGTTTCTCCAAACCAAGACCGGAGAGAAAATCGTCATTTTCGCGGGCGGCGGCAAGGCGGACAGCTACAAGAAGATTCTCGGAAACTCCTATGGTCTGTGGATTGCAACGGAGATCAACGAGCACTACGACAGCGACGACAGCCGCGAGAGCTTCATCAAGGTCGCATTCGGACGTCAGGCCGCGGCGGTAAAGCCGCTCATCCTGTGGGACCTCAACCCGTGCAGCCCGAAGCACGCAATCTACGAACAGTACATCGACAAATACAAGGAAGGCTTTCTCGGCGGGTATCAGTATGAGCATTTCACGATGGACGACAACCTCTCCATCGGGGAGGCACGGAAAGCCGAGATTAAGTCGCAGTATGATATCGGCTCCGTATGGTACCGGCGCGATATCCTCGGTGAACGATGCGTGGCGGAGGGCCTTATCTATGAGCGATTCGCAAACGACGAGGACGCCTATTTCATCGACGATGTGCCGCGCGATACCCGCGGAAGGCACATCCTTAAAAAAATCAATATCGGTGTGGACTTCGGTGGAAACGGCTCGAATCATGCGTTTGTGGCGACCGGCTTTGACGAGGGCTGGGAGAACGTATACGTCCTTGCCTCCCGTTCGATACCGGCAAGAGGAATTGATGCCGACGCGCTGACGCGGAAATTTCTCGATTTTGCCGACGGCATCAAAAAGAAATACGGCTTTGTGAACAGCGTCTATGCGGACAGCGCGGAGCAGGTGCTCATCAACACGCTGCGCAGAACCGACTACAACGTAAACAACAGCATCAAAAATGAGATTGTCGACCGTATCCGGTGTGAAAACCTGCTGCTTGCTACGAACCGAATCAAGCTTATCCGCTCGGAAAATGCGGCGCTTGCGGAGGGACTGCGGTATGCGGTATGGAAGCCGGAGGAGCAGGACGATATCCGGCTCGACGACGGCACGAGCGATATCGACGTGCTCGACGCATTTGAATACAGCTTCGAGGGATATATTTCGAGAATCATACGAAAGTGAGGAAATATGTGGGAAAGAATCAAATCGCTCATTCTGCGCCTGTTCGGGCATAAGCCGCTGACAACGGACAGGGAAGCGGAGGCGGCGGCGCTCGATATGGAGGCATATCGGGACACCGCAAAAACCAATATCATCGCGATTGCCTGCAATAGATTTGCGACACTGTCGATGGCGGATGCGACGTTTTCCGTGACAGAGCCATCCGGCGGGGAAACAAGGCGCACCGAAGCGCTTTCCGAGTTTCTCATGCGGCTCACCGCCAAGGCGCGCGGCATCGTTTCGATGGGGCTTGGCTCGGGCATTGTCTATGTCATTCCGTATAACGTCGGAGATAAAATCTATTTCGATACCGCGGCCAAGGACCGCGCATTCATCACCGCGACGCAGGGGAACGACATCATCGGGCTTTCGGTGCTTGCGGATGAGCAGCTCATCGATCACACGCTCTATCAGCGGTGGACGGATTACGCCTTGTCGGGCGGACGGTACATCATCACGCAAAAGGTCACGCGTGACGGACAGCCGCTCTCGGGCGGGCTTTCCCGTATCGAGGAATGGCGGGATATCCCCGAGGTCGTGGCCATCGAGGGTGTGGAGCGGCTTCCCGTCGGCATTTTTCGCTGTCCGACATGCGGCAGACGGCCGGAGGCAATCGACGGCGTACCGCTGTGCTATGGGACGGAAGAAAATATCAATCGCATCGCGGAAACGCTCTATCAGATTCGGCGGGAGTTCGAGCTGAAACAAACCTTTGTCGGCGCGGAAAACAATATGTTCGACGACAAAGGCAAGCTCCCGAAGGATGGGCTTTTCAAAACGTTCAACGCAGAGCGCAAGCTTGGCTCCGACAGCTTTTGGGAGGTTTATGACCCCGCCTATCGCGACAGCTCGCTCTATAACCGGCTCGACCATGAATTTGCACTGTTTGAGAAAGCCATCGGCGCATCAAAGGGAATCCTCACCGAGCTTGACACTGCGAATGCCACGGCGACACAGGTGCGCCGCGCGACCATCGATACCGCGATGATCGTTTCCGGCATTTGGACGGCATTCGACGAAATGCTTGAAGGTGCGCTCTACGGCGCGAATATGCTTTGCAATTATACCGGCAGCACGCCGCAGAGCGAATACAAGCTCACAAGCGATTACAGCTACATTCTGACGGAAGACCCCGAGGGCGATTTTGCAAGGCTGAAAGACGGCAAGGCGATGGGCGTCATCGAGGATGTCGAGCTGCGCCAGTGGCTCCGTCCGAACGAGACGGCAGAGGAAGCCAAAGAGGCCATCGAGCGCATCAAGAGAGAGAACCCGAGCATGCGCGACCTTGTGGGAGAATAACCGGTGAATCAGGACAAAGCGGAGGCTGCGGTCGAACGGCTCGTGCGGCGCATCGAAGAGGTAAACGGCAAATTCTTGGAAATGATGGGAGCACGCATCAAAGATGTGGGCGAAATGTCCGTGACCGACGCGCACAGGCTCATTGGGATGCGGGAATACGGCGCGGACGTGGATGAGCTGACGCGGGAGCTTGCGAGAATCACGGATAAAAACACCGACGAGATTCACGAGCTTTACGAAGCAATGGCGAAGCAGGATTACGATTTTGCCGAGCGGTTCTATCAGGCGCGCGGAAAGACACATATCCCCTTTGAGGAGAATGAGACGCTCCGCCGGTTCGTCGATACCGTTGCGGAAACGACTGCGGCGACCTACCGGAATATGTCCCGTTCCACGGCGTTTCAGATACCGGACGGCAAGGGCGGTATGAAGCTTTCTTCTCTTGCCGAGGTATACAACGAGGTCATGGACAAAGCGGTGACGGCGGTCACGATGGGGCATAACGATTATTTCTCCGAGATGCGGGACGTCATGACGGCGCTTGCCGACAGCGGCATCCGCACGGTGTATACCGAGGGGCGTGGCGGTCTTGCGGCGGATTACGCCTCCGGCTATTCGCGCAGGCTCGACACGGCGGTGCGGCAGAACCTCCTTTGGGGCGTCAAGCAGTGTGCCGTCGGAACGCAGGAGCGCATCGCGGCGGATATCGGCGCGGACGGCTACGAGGTGGATTATCACCGCAATCCGCGTCCGAGCCACGCACCGATGGGCGGCATGATGTTCGCCATCGGAGAGGCGCGCGAGGTGAACGGCAAATGGTACGAGAGCTTCGAGGAAAAGGCGCTGCCGTTCTTGGAGGAGTACGGATGCCTGCACTTTGCGACGGCGGTCGTGCTCGGTGTTTCGGAACCTCGCTACGACGAGGAAGAGCTTGCGAAGTGGAAAGCGGAGGATGCCAAGACCTTTACCTTTGAGGGCAAGGAATACAACGGATATGAGGCGACGCAGGCGCAGCGCAAGCTCGAAGCGAGAATCCGCAACCGCAAGGACCGCGTGAAAATGGCGGAATCGGCGGGGGATGTGGAAAAAGCAAGGGTCGAGCAGATGAGACTGAATCAGACCGTGCAGAAATACGGCGAGTTCAGTAAAGCGGCGGGGCTGCGCACCAAATACGAGCGCATGTATGTTGCGGGATATCGTCCGATGAATGTCGGTCGATTGACAAAGGCAGAAACAAAAGATATAATAAATAAAAAAATATCCTCCGGCGAGTACAGCACAAAACTCAGTGTACAACAGTGCGATAAGCATATCGAAGGAACAGCACAGTTTGAGGCGTACAAGACATCGCGTTTGGAAAAGGGCGGAAATCCGCAGAGTATTCTCACGATCACACCGGAGAAGGCACAGGAAATTATCCTGCAAAAGCATGGAACCGGAAATCTGCATCTCGCAAAAAACGGGAAAATAAAGGATTCCGAAATGATAGTATGCGATGAGATTATTGGAAAGTATTATGGCGGCGGCTCCTATCATGACACCAAATATGCAGACATTCATTATGGGAAAAAAGCCTCGCATCTTGTGCCGATAAAAGGAGATAAAGACGATGATTAACGTGTGGAAATATCAGGATGTAAAACGTCTTGAAATTACGGATACGGACGGAAAAGTCTGGCGGGGAAAATTCCTTGAAATTGTGGACAGTGAAGAACAATCCGACCTTGCGGAAAAGGATGAGGACAGCATCGTGATACAATGTGATGGACAATGCATTTCTTTTTACGCAAGCGAAATTAAATCTATCCGCATATTGGAGTAAGCCTATGATTAAAAACGGGTGGTACTGCTGTCCGCACTGCGGGCGCAAGCTGTTTCCGGTGGATGCGGGAACGATGATCCGCAATCTGCGCTATATGTGCAAGCATTGCAAAGCAAAAATCAATATCAGTATTTGAGCCATGAGCCGCGAGCCACGAGCCGAACAGAGGGAAAAACTCTCTCTCTGTCCGGCTCGTTTTGTTTTCGGTAAAACGCGGGGCGGGAGACCGCACGCTTTTATAAAATATTGTCCGGAACGACGTAAAACTATCAATGCGAGTGGAACGAACCACGTAAAAAAACGGTATGCAGAAAGGGAGACACATGAAACGAAAGGATTTGGAGGCGCTTGGAATCACCGATGAAGCGCTCATCGGAAAGATCATGGATTTGAACGGCGCCGACATCAACGAAGCCAAGGGCAAAGCCGACGAGTACAAGGCGAAGCTCGATGCTGCGGGGAAAACCATCGCGGAGCTGGAAAAGCACAAGGGCGATGCGGAAGCCCTGCAAAAGAAGCTCGACGAATACAAGGCTGCCGAGGAAAAGCGGGCGGCGGAGGAGAAGAAAGCCGCCGAGGAAAAGGCCTTTTCCGAACGCTTTGATACGGTGAGCGGCGGACGCAAATTCCTCAACGAGTACACAAAAAAGGGGATTGCCGCGGAGTTCCGTGCGGCGCTGGATGCGACAGAAAACAAGGGCAAGAGCGACAAGGAAATCCTCGATGCGCTTGTGAGGGACCGCGAGGGGCTTTTTGAAAACCCGAACAAGCCGGCGGATGTTCCGGGACTTGGCACCGTCAGCGCAGACAAACAAAAAGAAAATGATGCACGCCGCATCATGGGATTACCGATTAAAGATTAAAAACAAAGGAGAATCACACAATGGCAAATTCAATCGCACTATTTCAAAAATATATTGCACTGCTCGACGAGGTGTATAAGCTGTCGTCTCTTTCGGGAGACCTCGACGGCGACAGCACGCTTGTCAGACAGGGCGCAAACACCAATGAAATCATCATTCCGAAGCTTTCGATGGACGGTCTTGCGGATTACAGCCGCAACGGCGGTTATGTCAGAGGCGACGTTTCGCTTGAATTTGAAACGGTAAAATTCAATTACGACCGCGGTCGGCAGTTCGTTGTCGATGCGATGGACGATGAGGAAACCGCGGGACTGGCTTTCGGCAGACTTGCCTCCGAGTTCCTGCGTACCCGCGTGGTGCCGGAGCTTGACGCATTCCGCTTCGCTACCTATGCGGGCGTGGACGGCATTTCGGGAGCGCAGGGAACGCTGACCGACGGGGAATCCGTTTTGGCCGCTCTTTTGGATGCGGTAAACAGGATGGATGAGGACGAGGTGCCGCAGGAGCAGAGACTTCTGTATATCACGCCGACGCTTCACAACCTGATTTATGCCATCGACAGCTACAAATCCAAGGAAGTCCTTGCGGGCTTCTCCAAGACCGTCAAGGTGCCGCAGACGCGCTTCTATACGGCAATCGACCTGAAAAACGGCACGAGCGCGGGCGAGACGGCGGGCGGCTTCATGAAATCTCCGCTCCGTTATGAGAAGTGTCAGGCATCCGATGAGGGCGCGCTCAAAGTGGTGGAGGACAGCGCCACACCGGCTGCGGGCGAAATCAAGCTGTCGGAGGTCACGCCGGTCGCAGATCCCACATATACACCGGCTGCGGGCGATTATGTGAAAGCGGCTGCCGGAAAGGAAATCAATTTCATGATTATCCACAAGCCGGCGATTTTGCAGTATCAGAAGCACGTCGTCAGCCGTCCGTTCACTCCGAGCGAGCAGTGGGTATCCGACGGCTGGATTTACAATTACCGTGCCTACGGTCTTGCGGACGTCTATGAGAACAAGCTCGCGGGCATCTACTGCCACAGCAAGGCATAAGGGGCAACCGCATGAAAACCGTAGGACGTACCTTTCCGGCAAAAAAGCCGGCACCGATGCGGGAGCCGCAGGGCAGCGCCGGCACAGAGGCGGCGAAGGCCTCCGGGGCGGAGCCGAAGCCGAAAACGCCCAAAAAGGGCACATAAAACACGCGAAAGAGGGCGGAATATGTACTTGACGCACGAAGAATACAAAGAGAAAGGTGGCTGTATGACATCTTCCGCTTTTCTCATATTGGAATCAAGGGCGAGAAAGAAGCTCGACCTTTATACACAGAACCGGCTGCAAAAGCTGACGGAGATACCGGAGGATATCAAAACCCTCATGTTTCTGCTTGTCGGTAAATTGAAGTCACACGAGGAGCGCGATACGGGCGGTATTTCGAGCGTTTCCAACGACGGATATGCGGTTTCCTATGAAAAGGGAACGGAGGCGGAGGACGCCTTGGAGAGCGTCATGCTCTCTCTCATCCGTGAGTATGCGGCGCCGTGGTGCTTCCGCGGCATCGATGGGAGGTGCGGCGGATGAAATCCCCGTTTTGGAATAAGACGCTGACCGTCTATACGAAGTATTTCGATGAGGAAACGAAAACGGCGACTTGGTATCGGTACGTTCTTACGGACTGCTTTTTTGCGCGGACGAACAAGGCGCGTTTTGCCTCTCCGGAGCTGTATCGGGAATCGGAGAATCTCGCACGCATTCCGGCACAGGAGAATTATGTGCCGTATGCCGAGTGGTGCGCGATGTCCGATGAAGAACGGACGGCGAGCTTTTCGGTGGCGCCGGAGAAAAGCATCGTTTTCCTCGGGGAAATCGGGGAGGATATCACCGACGGACGCGGGACGGCGCTGCGGAAGAAATATCCCGAGAGCTTTGCCGTCGGCGAGTTCCGCGACAATACCGCATTCGCGCTCAGTCACTACTATGCGGAGGGCACATAAATGGCAATCGAGGTCACTTGTAGGACGACGGCACATCTCGACGAAAGGCTTTCGGGACTTATCGACGACAGCGTGCGGCTCTATGCGCAGCAGGCATATCATCGGCTGATGAAACCTTACATTCCGAGGAGAACCGGCACGCTGATGGAGAACGTCATCATCACCAAGGACGGCGTGCGGTTCGTATCGCCCTACGCATGTTATCTGTATCACGGAAAGGTGATGGTCGACCCCGATACGAAAAAGGCGGGCTGGTTTGACCCGAAAAAGGGGCGCTGGCGCAGTCGTTGGCATGTGAAAAAGGTGCAGAGCGACAGGGATTTGCAGTTTAATCGGGAACTGAATCCCTATGCCTGTGCCTATTGGGACAAGGCGGCGATGGTGCGGCGTGGCGAATCGTTCGTGCGGGAAATCACGGGATATATCATCAGAAAGGCGAATCAAAATGGCAGATAAGCATACGGCGGTTTGGGAATGGATACGGAGCTATCCGCATTTCGGCAGACTGCATTACAATTTCGGGGAGGCGGGCGACGAGAACGAAACCCTCATCCCGATGCCGGGCGACCGGCTCGTGCGCGAGGACGTTCTCGGCAACAAATGGAAACATTATGATTTCGCGGTGATGTTTTTCTCCGATTACGACGTCGACCCGGAATCGGAGGGGAACCGCATCGATTTTGCCGAGATGCAGCGCTTCATTGATTGGGTAGAGGAGCAGAACGACGCGGAGCGCTTTCCCGAGCTGGGTGAGCGGTGTGTCGTGGAAAGCGTCCACTCTCTGCAAAACATCCCGCAGACGGCGGGGGCGGGCGAGGATACGGTGCAGTACATGGTGCAGTGCCGCATCGCCTATATGGAATATGCACACTGAAAGAAAGGAAGAAAGCGAAAATGACAGACGCACAGATCAAAACGTTTTTGGATGGATTTACGATTACGAAGGACGGCGACGCGAAGCGCAAAACGCTTGCGCATTACGTCAATATCGGCACGGAGGCGGCGCCGGAATGGGAACTGCTCGGCTACAAGGTGGAGGACAGCTCGATTGAATATAACTGGGAGATTGAGACGGTCACGGATATCCGCGGTGTCACCTCGTCCGACGTACAGAAGAGCGAGCCGTCGCAGAGCATGGACGGTTCGGTGATGAATAAGAACAGCGAATTTTTGCAGGAGCTGAACCGCATCGCCATCCGCGGGGCATATGAGGAGCTGACGCTCTTTGAGATGATGACCGTATACGGCTTTATGCGCAACGAAGCGGACGCATGCCTTGCGGTGCGTGAGAAAAACTGCACGATTACGCCCGACAGCATCGGCGGTTCGGGCACGGTCGGATTCCCGTATACCATCAATTACAGCAATGACAAGACCTATGGCACGGTGCCGGAGATTACGGCAAATCCGACCTTTACGGAAGGGACGGCGGGCGCATAAGCCCGCCGCTGTGAGGTGAAACGATGGCAGAAATCAAAAGCATTCGGTTTGACGACGGCCGCGTGCCGTATGCGATAAACGGCGACCGCGACCGGCTCATTTACATCCATCCCACGGATACGAACCTGCCGAAGCGGTATCATGACGCCTGTGAGCGCATCCGCGGATATGCGGCGGAGCTGAAAGAGAAATACGGCATTTCCGACCTTGACAGCATTGCGGCGGAGGGAACCGGCGACACGGAAAAGGACATCGAGCTGATTTATGGCGCAGATGCCTTTGTGAAATCGCAAATCAATCATATTTTCGGCTATGACGTATGCGCCGTGGCATTCGGTGAGGCCTCCTGCCTTTCCGTGTCGCGGGATACGGGACTGCCGCTTTATGTCGGCTTTCTCGATGCACTGACGGGCATCATCAAAGAGGAGTTCGGTGCGGCGGCGGAGAAATTCAAGGCCGCGATGAACAGTCCGCGCGTCAAGGGATACACGGACCAATACCAATGATAAGCAGGAATCCGAAAACGCTCAGGGTGGGCGGCGCGGACGTCCCGATTCGCTGGGACATGTGGGCGGCCCTCGACATCATCCGCGCGCTGGGCGACCCGAATCTCTCGCCGGAGGAAAAGAATCTTGTCATGCTCATGATTCTGTATCCCGAGTATGGGGCGCTTTCCGACATCGGAGAGGCGCTGACAAAAGCCACGTGGTTTCTCGACTGCGGGCGGGAGCATGAGGAAAGGCGCCGTCCTGCGCTCATGGACTGGGATAAGGATTTCGAGCTTATTGTGCCGGCGGTCAATGAGGTGGTCGGCTATGACGTATGCGAGCGCGAGGATGTGCATTGGTGGACGTTCGTGCGTGCGTATATGCAGATATTCAGCCGTGAGGGGAACCTATTCGCCGGTGTCATCGGCATCCGCGAGAAGCTGAAACGCGGCAAGAAGCTCGAAAAGAACGAAAGAGCGTTTTACAACGAGAACCGCGCGATAATCGATTTGCCGGTGCGCATCAGCGACGAGGACCAGGCGTTTTTCGATTCGATTATGAATGGGGGTGAATAAATGGCGGACGAGAAAAAAGAGCTCATATTATCGGTGGGATTTGACCTCGACCGTGCCGAGGAGCGTAAGCTCAAAGCGAATCTCGACAAGGCGACGGGGGAGCTGGAAAAGCAGCAGAGAGAGGCAAAGCAGCTTTCACAGACGCTGGATGAGCTGAATAAAAAACGAGAACAGCTTGACAAGAAACATATTGAGAGAAGTCAAGAAATTAAAGCGAATAATGCCAGCAGAGAGAACTATAAAGCTGAAATCGACCGGGCAAACGAACTGCGAAAAGAAGTTGTAAAATTGACTTCTGAGCTTAAATCCATGCCGGATTATGATTTATTTGAAGCAGATAAAGAAAAAGTAAAAGCCTTAAAAGATGAATTGAAATCCATGTCAAAGGATTCTCCTCAATATGATGTGTTTAAACAACAAGTGGAGGCGGTGACGGCAGATTTTGAAAAAAAGTATGAGCTTTATATCCAAAAAGATATGGAGCTGGAAAAAAAGAAACAAGCATATAACGAGGCTGACCGTACAATCGTTTCACATTTTAATAGCGAAAATATCAACACGGGAGATTTGAAACAACTCGAATCCGAGCTTGACGAGGTGAACACCAAAATCGGGGAAACCGAGAAAAAGCTGGGGGACGTCAACGCAAAAATAAACGTCACCACGGCGAATGTCGAGGTGGCGCGGGAAAAGCTGAAAAAGGCGCATACGCCCAAAATTCCCAAGACAATCAAAAGCTCCGCAAACGAGCTTGACCGGTTCGGCAAGCGAATCAAAGGGCTTGTCAAGCAGGCGTTTATCTTCGGCGTAATTGCAAAGGGGCTTCGCACGATGGTCGGCTATATGGGGGAACTGCTCAAAAGCACGCCGGAATATGCGGAGCAGCTCTCACAAATCAAGGGTAACCTCATGGTAACGGCATCGTCTTTGTGGACGGCGCTGGAACCGGCAATCTCGTGGCTGCTCTCGGCGCTGAATTATCTCACGCAAGTGCTCGCCGTCGGCGTTTCTACGATGCTCGGGCAGACGCGAGAAGAAGCCATTGAAGCGGCAAAGGCTTTCGATAGGCTGACAAAATCCTCGAAAAAGAGCACCGCATCGCTCGATACGCTCCATAAGCTCGGGGACAGCAGCATCATGGCGTCCTATGAGGCGCTTGAAAACATCGATGAGGACAAATGGGCGGAGCTTGCGGAGACGTTTAATACGATTATGCGTTACGTTATCATAATCGGCGGCGCTATGCTGGCTTGGAAAATAGGCAGCACGGTATTAGGATTTTTCTCAAATTTGCAGTCGCTTGGATTCAAAAACGGATTGACGGCTTTGACACTTACGCTGTCGGTTGATCTTCTTTTGAGTGGTATCAAAGATTTAATGGATGATGATCCTGACAACGATTCAACGGCAGCGCTTAAAAATACTGCCGGAGGGGCTTTGGGGGCCGCTACGATTGCGAAGATGGTCGGAGCTTCTGCCGGGACCGCATTGGGAATTGCACTTCCGGTTGGAACGCTGACGGCAGCTATGTTGGATTATGCTTTTTCTTCGGAACGCAAAGAGGCGGCAGAAAAGATTGATGATATTTTTGAACAGATTGATGAGAAGTACGAAGATAAAGAAGATAATTTTGTGAATAAGGTTGACAAGTTCAATGAGAAAGCCGGCACCGCTTTGATGGAATCATCGATTGGAGTTGTAGATTGGGCTTTGAATAAATTTGATGAAACCGTCACAAACCGAAATAAAGCATTTGAAAAACTTGCGATGGATGAAAATGGGAATATAGGAAAAGGAACATTAGCTGATAATACTTATCAAGAAGCTGCCAAAGGTCTCACGCAATCCAATGAAGATTTGACCGATGCGGTCGCTGCTGCCACTGCCGCCATGGAACGATTGAATCGTTTTGCTCCGCTTTCCGTACCCCACATCCCCAAGCTCGCCACCGGAACCATCATTCCGCCGAACAATCCCTATCTTGCGGTCGTGGGCGATCAGAGAAGCGGGACGAACGTCGAAGCGCCGCTCGAAACCATCGTCGAGGCGATGCGGATTGCGCTGCGTGAGCAGGGCAGCGGACGGGATATCACCGTGGTTATGGAATATGACGGGCGCGAGTTCGGTCGAGCGGTCTATCATGCGAACAACGAGGAAACACAGCGCGTCGGCGTAAGGCTGGCGAAGGCGTAAGGAGGAAATATGGGACTTATCATAAACGGGACGGAATACAACGTCAGAGTGAGCAATTTGAAGCGATACGCGCAGATTCAGGACGGCGGCAACGCAGGACGCACCATGACGGGCAAAATGGAGCGAGACCCGCGCGGCACGCTGTATTCCTATTCGATGGACATCGATGCGGCGGGCACCGCGCTTGCCGAATATGACGCGCTCTATGAGCTTCTGTCCGAACCGGTAGACAGCTACACCATCACCATGCCATATGGACAGACGACAAAGACATTTGACGCCTACATCACCGATGTGAACGATGAGCTTGCATGGCAGCGGTTCGGCAGGACCAAATGGAGCGGGCTGACGGTCAAATTCGTGGCAATCGACCTTTTGAAGGTGCCGGAATGAGCCGTCTGCGATTGATTTTCGGAACGGTCAGCTATTACAACGATGTCATCAAATCCTGCTCGCTCACGCAGGAGATATCCGGCATCTCGGAGGAGCTGTCCGTCGATTATTTCGACTGTACGCTGTATCTCGACAACGCGGCGATTGTGACGAAGCATGAAAAGGTTCAGGTGTGGTTCGGGCTTACCTATCTCGGAACATATTACCGCACCGATTTCAAGCAAATCGATGAGAATCTGTACTCGCTGAAATTTCAGTCCGTGCTCGGCGTAATCGATAAAAAGAAATTCGCGGGCGCGATGTATTCCGCGGCGCCGCTTGCCGATGTGGTCGCGGACATCACGGGAACGAATCCGCTCGACCCGTGGTATGTGCACATCGACGATTCCTATGCAAATATAACAGTGACAGGATACATTCCCGCATGCACATGGCGTGAGGCGTTGCAGCAGGTCGCATTTGCCGTCGGCGCGTGTGTATCCAGCTCGCAGACCAGCGGAATCGAGATGTTCCCGCCGAAAACGGAGGGGAAAGCAATCACGCGGGCGGAAATTTTCAACACGCTTGACATTACGGAATATCAGCCGGTGACGGCGGTGAAAATCGCCTCTCACAGTTACACGGAAACCGAGGAAACGAGCGGGGAGGGCGTATTCGAGTTTGACGGCAAGCATTATCTTCACACGGTGACGTATCAGACCGTGACCAATGACGATGCCGTGGATGCCGATGAAAACGTCATCACCGTCGAGGAGGCGACGCTTGTCAACGACGGCAACGCTTCCGCAGTCCTCGCGCGGCTGGCTTCCCATTATTTTGGGCGCGTGACGTGGAAAAATAAAATCGTCACGGGGACGTTTGCCGTGGGCGACCTTGTGACCGTTCCGGCGTTTTCGGGGACTTCCGTTTCCGGCCATATTGGGCGGATGCAGTACCGCGACATCGGCTACAAGCTTTTTTCCGAGATTGAGCTTGACGGGCATTATACGAATGTCTGCACGCTGACCGTGGTTTATACCGACGATACGGGAGCCGTGCTCGAAACCTATGCGAGAAATTACGCGGCAGGCAGCTCGTACAGCATCGGATTGACGGCGGTTGAGAGGGACGCGGACGGAAAGCGGTACATATATCTGCCGCCGTATGAGACGCTGTCCGGCACGATAAACGCCGACAAAACGGAAACGGTCGTATGCATCACGGCGGCCGTGCAGGACGGGGAAACGCTTTCCCTGTACGCGGTGGACGATGCTGCGGCGGATAACGATACTCTTGTGATGGAGTGAAAGGAGAAAGCATGGCAAATATCAAAATCAAAATCGGCGGTGTTGATAAAAGCTTTTCGGGCATCGCGGTCCTGCGTGTCCCGACGCTTGCGGGCGGCACGGCGGATTATTCCGAGGGCGGCGGAGGTGCCGCCACCGGCTTTCCGATCGAGGTCGCGACAGAAACGGAGATGGATTCCGTTCTTGTAAATGCGACGGCGGCGGATGTCGGGAAAATCTACAAATATACGGGGACGACCGGCACGTATACACAGGGCGAGCTGTATATTTTGCAGGAGGGATGAGGATATGGCACGAAATTTGCTTCGTCTTTATGACCGCGGCGCGGTGGAAATGCCGACAATTCTGTATACCCCGAATATGGACTACAAAAAATATTTGATTTTACATTCGAGAAGCAATTATGACGCCGATGCGCCGAAAGACCGATACTATATCCTGTGGTTTCGGGACGATGCCGACCCCGTGACGACTTATACGAACAGCAGCTATATGCAGGTGCAGTTTGTCAACAGCGATACGGCGAATCCGGTGTTTTACTGCTCGTCGTCCTATTACACCACCTCGGCGCTTGCGAAAGAAGCAATGCAGAAATCGACGACAGGTTATTCCGTGCCGAGCCTTGTGAGGATATTTAAACTTCAAACGGGAACATCGAGCACTTCAATATCCTTGCTCGGTTATTATGTGAACAGCAATTCGACGCTGCGGCTTGCCATATCCGGCACCAAAACAAGAGATACGATTACGGGGCTCAATTACAGCAACGTGACCCTTACGCACGCTTTTTCAAGCGAAACGGTAAGAGCGACAGGGACGCCGGCGAGCTCTTTCGTGTTCCATTGGCTCTCCACCGAGCAGGAGCAGCTGACAAAGCCGGTTTTGACGGACTTATCTACCGAAACCCAGTGCATATTCAGCTTTCCGAACGATCCGCGCGCATATGCGTATAAGATATTCGTCGATGGGGCAGAGCAGCCGTATCCGCTGAAATGGACGGCTACACTCACGGACGGAATATATACTGTGACGATTGCCGACAGCGTTTTCACGGGTGAGGGAGAGTATGAGATTACGGCGCAGGCTTACGTGATGAACGGAAGCTATGCGGATTCAGACATGTCGGACGTGCTCATCTTCACAAAGAGCAAGCCGAAGCTTGCGGCGCCGGTGATTGTGCTGACAATCCCAGCACACGGCTCCGGAGAAAACGCCGGCGGTGGGACAATAAAATGAGGAGGTGAGAATATGGCAATAGGTGGAGGCTATGTAACGATTCAATCAAATGACGGTTCAACAACACTATATGCGAATGTCGATGATTTTTCAAGTATGTCCGTTACCGTCACGTCAACGGGTGCGACGATATCTTCCGAGTATGTTAACGACACATATACATACACCGGCGATAAAAACTTTTTGGGTTTGGCAGTGACAGCCAATGCGACAAGCCCCGATTATGCAATCGGAGACACTGCAGGCGATGGTACGTATTATATTGTCGAATCCGCATCCGTTCGGGCAAATATCATTACCGGTGACGCCGTACCGAACGCGACGGACTATGCGCTGTATGAGAAAAGCGGCACGGCGTATACGCTGAAAGCAACTGCAAATGAAATCAGTTTTGACCTTACAACGCTCGGATTGTCCGCCGGTTCTCACATCTTTGCGGTAAAAGCAACGGCGGACGGTTATACCGACAGCGACTATTCAAACGAGGTGACGTATGTGCAGGAGCAGCTGACAAAGCCGGTTTTGGTAGACCTTTCAACTTCGACAGAGTGTGCATTCAGCTTTCGGAATGACACGCGTGCCTATGCATATAAAATCTTTGTGAACGGCGTGGAAATGGGATATCCGTTGTATTGGTCGGCGACGCTTGACGAGGAGTTTTACACTGTGACGATGAAAGACGATGCTTTTCCGAGCGCAGGAACGTACAGCATTACGGCACAAGCATATGTCACGGACGGCAGCTATGCGGATAGCGAGGTGTCCGCGCCGATCACCTTTACGAAAGCCGCGAGTGGATATACGGTGTATATTAGCGACAGTTTTGTATGGGCGGACGCGAATCCGCCGGAGGATGTCCCGACAATTCATTTTGTCTATTCAGACGGTACGAGTGCATCTGTTTCTTGTAATAGCTTAGCCGCATCTTATTCAAACGTGAAATCGTTTACTGTTTCAGGGGAATCGATGCAAGACATTACATATACAGAAAAGGGAACCTCTCATACGGTAGGAACCGGCATGACCTTGACGGCGGATATAACGATTACGAGAATTGAAATCTATTGTCTCGCCGGTGACACGCTCATCACAATGGCGGACGGCACGGAGCGCCGCATTGACAGCCTTGCCGTCGGCGACGAGGTACTCTCATATAATCCCGTCACGATGGAGCTGGAAGCGGACCGAATCACCTATTCCGACGCCGGTGCCAATAAGACGTATAATTACTACGATATATGGGAATTTTCCGACGGCCGGATTCTGAAAACCGTCCATCGGCATAGGCTCTACAACGTCGAAAGTCAGGGAATGGTCAATATGGACGAGTGGCAGCTCGGCGAGCATGCCCTGACGCGTGACGGCTGCGCGGCGCTTGTGAAGCATACGCATGTGAGCGAAACCGTGAATCACTATACCATTTTCACGGGGAATCAGAACTATTTCGCAAACGGTCTGCTTGCGGGCAACAAATATACGCCCGACATGGAGCTTTGCAGCTTATGCGGATAAGATTCGGAACGAACAGAATGGTCCTCCTCGTTGGGGAGCATGCGTACAAGCTGCCGATCGGCATCAGAGGGCTTCGAGCGAACGCGGCGGAATACCGGAATGCCAAGGGGTGTCCGCTTGTGGCAAAGACCGAAAAGCGATGGTACGGCTTAAAGCAGGAACGCCTCTATGACACCGTGATTCTGCCGTATGAGGACACCGGAGCCGGTATCCCCGCGGAATGGCGGGCGTTGTGGGGCATAAAGCTGCACAACCGGTTCCAAATCGGACGGGACAGGCACGGCACATGGAAAATCTTCGACTATGAGGATGTCAAATACAAAGCGGAATAGGAGGAAAGTATGGCCTGCGAGAACAAACAGCTGCGGCTTATTGTCGGCGATCAGTTCACGCTGAACGTCGACGTCGAGAACATCGACCGGAGCCTTATCAAAACCGTGTGGTTCACCTCGAACGCGCTCGGCGTTCAAAAGGAGCTAAGCCCGCCCGCGGAGGGCAATCGGTGGCTTCTGTATCTGTCAAGCGAGGCGACAAGGGCATTTGCAACGGGGATTGCGCTGTTCGATATCACGGTGGAGCTTGCGGACGGAAACTATGTCACACCGATAAACGGCGGCTCCGTCTTGATTGAGAAAAAGACGAACGAGGTGGTGAGAGGTGAATAACACGATACGTGTGGCGATTTCGCAGCCGGTCATATCGGCGAGGATAGGTCAGCTGTGCATTACGGCGAAAACCTCTTCCGGAATTACGCTCACGCAAAGCTATCCCGAGCTTCAAAACCTGCCGCAAATCGGCGGGATAACGCTTGTGGGAGACAAGAGCGCGGCGGAGCTGTCGCTATTGTCCTCCCGTGCGGAGGATTATGAGCGCGCGCCGCTGTATCTTGTGAAAGATACGCATTACGTGCTCGCCCTCGGTGAGACAAATGTCAGGGTGCCGCTCTCATCGCTTGCGGGCACGAAAATCACGACGGTAAATGAAGTCCCCTCCGACATGGAAACCGGAGACTATATATTTTTAAAAAAAGGAGAGTAAAACATGGCGACCACAACAAACAAGTATCAAATCATACAGAAGGTGAACGACACCGACAGCGTCATTCTGCATCCCGAAACCGAGGCGGACATTGTCACCTATGACAATACCGCAAGCGGACTGAATGCGACGGACGTAAAGGCGGCAATCGACGAGCTGAAAAGCGATATGAGTGCAATCACGGGCGGCGGTGTCGTGACCGGTGTCAAGGGTTCGGCGGAAAGTACATACCGCACGGGACAGGTGAACATAACCAAGGCGAACGTCGGCCTTTCCAATGTCGACAACACCGCGGATGCGGACAAGCCTGTTTCCACGGCACAGCAGACGGCAATCGACAATGCCGTTGATGCGGCGAAAACCGATGCGGCAGGCAAATATATTCCGCTGACGCAGAAAGGAGTGGCTTCCGGTGTGGCAAGCCTCGGCACGGACGGAAAGGTGCCGGCCTCGCAGCTGCCATCCTATGTCGACGACGTTCTCGAATATGCGAACCTTGCCGGCTTTCCGACGACAGGCGAGACAGGCAAAATCTACATCGCCAAGGACACGAACAAGACCTATCGCTGGTCGGGCACGGCGTATGTGGAGATATCCGCGTCCCTCGCGCTCGGTGAGACGGCGAGCACCGCTTATGCGGGCGACAAGGGAAAAGCGAACGCGGACGCGATTGCGGCTCTCCAAGCCGCACAGGGAAATTATCAGACTAAGACGGACAGTACGCTCACGACGACGGCAAAAACGGTCGTCGGCGCGATTGGGGAGGTCAAAACCACAGCGGACAGTGCGGCAAGCACGGCCGGCACAAATGCCGCGAACATCACGAAGCTGACGGACGGAACGACGGCCGCAGGCAAGGCGACAAAGCTTGCCACGGCGCGCACAATCAGCCTTGCGGGAGATGCGACGGGCTCCGCTTCCTTTGACGGCTCGGCAAATGTCACAATTACGGCGACGCTGAAAGCGAGCGGTGTCACGGCAGGCACATACAGTGCGGTGCAGGTGAATGCGAAAGGGCTTGTGACAGCCGGCGCGCAGGTCATCGAGGTGGGGGCATCGGGGCAGACGGCTCCCTCCGCGAGCCTTGCAAGCGGGGGACTGTTCTTTAAGCTGCTGTGATTTTTCCTTTGAAAAGGAAAGAAACGTGTCCTTTTCTTGTCCGTACAAGAAAAGAACGAAAAGAAACCGCAAGCGTGCCGCTTGACCGTTTGTGCGAGCCGAAAATGTATTTCATCGGCTCCCGACACGTGTTTGCACTCGTAAACTCGTGCAATCCACGGCGGAACACGCCGAACGGGCATCGAGTGCGCTCCGTTGGCCTTGCGCCTGCGGGCGCGAGCTTTCCAGCCGTACACACTCTCCGCACGGCGAAGTTGCCCTGCAATGCGGTAGCATTGCATTGTGATACGATTGATTTTAGTACTATGCTTTCAAAGGGTATAGATTGCTTTCCAGTTCATGCTCGGAGAGCGCACGTAGGTGCGCGGTTCCGTCTGTTGGGAGCCGTGGGTATGTGTTTCCCAGCAGATGGATGGGAGTTTGAGGCGGAAGCCTCAATGAGTCTTTTCGTCCTTTTCTCCTCAGTGAGAAAAGGACAAGAAAGCTTCCTCCTGCCAAAAGGAGGAATGAAAGGAGATTGTCATGTCTTACAGACCACAATACAAAAACGCGGTGGGGACGGTCATCGACCTCCCCCTTGATGCGGAGACCGTGCAGGGCGTGGATGTCGTTGCCATGCTTGCCGGCGCCTCCGGTGCTCAATTTGCCGCCGGCAGCTATGTCGGAACGGGGACCTACGGAACAGGCAGCAGGACATCGCTGACATTCGATTTCGTCCCGAAGCTGCTGATTGTTCAGCGCACATCTATTGGGAGTGCTGCGACGGCATCCTTTTCCAATGATACGCTGATATGGTCAGGCGGCGGCAATTACGGGCGCCGTGGCTCGCGCAGCATGGCATATGCCGACATGGGTTATGTTACGGTGAGCGGGAAGACCGTTTCTTGGTATAACACCAGCGGCGCGGAAAGACAGATGAACACGTCAAATGCCACCTATTACTATATCGCACTCGGATAATAAGGGGGAAGTATATGAGAATCGTGGAGATTGCGGCGCTTGAAAATGGTGCGCACAGAAATCAGACCGGCGCCTTTTCGGAGATTCCCGAGGGCTGGGCGGTGATTCCCGAGGATATGGCGCTGCCTGACACCTTTCCGTTTGTTTCACTTGCAGCGGAAAACGGTATCATCACGCATATGAGCGCCGGTGCCGTGCCGGATGCACCTGTCACGGTGGAACGAACCATTCAGGATGAAATGGATTCTATTCTTGTCGATCATGAATATCGGCTTACTTTGCTGGAATTGGGGGTGATGTGAATGCTATACAGAACGCTGAAACGGATGATTGAGCGCGGTAATGTCGAGGGCATGGAGGAAAAGCTCGATATCTTTTTCGCCGCGGACAAAATCACGGAGACACAGTATACCGAGCTTTTGACGATGCTTGAAAACACCGGCGTTTGAAAAGCAAGAAAAAACCCGAACGGACAAACGTTCGGGTATCGCTTAAAACAGATCGCTGTGGGTGCCGGTGCGGATCAATTTCAAAATGAGTTTTTCCTGTGCAATTTTGTAAACAAGGAGCCAATCCGGTTGTATATGACATTCTCTCATGCCTCGATAGTTTCTTGAATCGGTAAGGGCATGGTCTTTATATGCTGCCGGCAGAGGCTGCTCGCTACATAAGATAGAGACTACCTCTTCCAATTTTTTCGGATCGCATCCTCTTTTAAGAGCGAGCTTGTAATCCCTTTTGAATTGCCCTGAAAATTCCGGTTTAAGCATTGAGCGCCTCCATTAGATCAGCCACGCTGTCAAACGGACCATACATATCTTCTCCCTTTTCTGCGGCTTCCATAGCCGCACGTGTCTCTGCGTTCGGTACCTCTGCATTGATGGTAAAGGGAATTGCATTTTCACGAATCATTTGTTTTAGAAAAACATTGACTGCGGTGGATAAATCCATGCCGAACTCCGCAAGCAAAGCCTGCGCTTTGGCTTTTGTATCCGCATCGATGCTGATATTGGTCGATACTTTCGCCATATAATCACCTGCTTTCATTGTTATTATAGCAGAAATAAAACTTGTTGTCAATATATTATGTGAATTTTAATGTGTATTATGCGCATAAATTAACAAAATCACAAATCATGAAAAGGAGAATAAAAAAGCATGAGTGAACAAAAATCCCTCGGCGCGATCTTTTCTCCGCCGGATGTGCGGGACTATCGGATTGCCTGTGCTGCGGCGCCGGTCGAGTTTCCCGCGGAATTTGAGTTGCCGATGCCGGAGGTGAAAAACCAAGGGCAGGTATGTTCGTGTGTTGCACATGCACTTGCGACGACGGTGGAATATTTCAGCCGCATGCAGGGCGACGACAACAGGGAAATGTCCGTCGGATACATATACGGGAACCGGCGCAATACGGCACACACGGGAACGGGTATGGTCACAAGAGACGCAATCGCTGTGACCTGTGATTATGGTGACGTGGTGAAAACGCTGTTCCCCGAAAATGAAGAGGTGCCGGCGGTCATCGAACGGTTTGAAAAGCATGTAAATGAATTTTTCCCGAAAGGCTATCCGAACCGGTTTACCTCATATTATCGCTGCGCCGGCGAAGCAGAGATGAAGACGGCGCTGACGAAAGGCTCGCCGGTCATCTTTGCAATGCAGTGGCATAGCGGGAATTATGTGGACGGGGACGGCATTCTCGTTGAGCAGGGCGAGGAAAGCAGCGGGCACTGTATGGTGATCTACGGCTGGAATGCGCGCGGCTGGAAGTTCCAGAACAGCTGGGGCACGACATGGGGAAAAGAGGGACGAGCCATTCTCCCGTACACCTCGACGATCCGCGAGGCATGGGGTGTCGTCGATGAGATATCCGAGAATCAGAGAAAAGCACGCATCGCGGAGCTGGAAGCATCGAATGCGGTGCTTGCGGAAAAGGTCGAGGAACTGACCTTGGAGATTGAGGGACTTCTTGCGCAGCTCGATATTCTCAAAGAGGAAAACGCAAACAGCGAAGAGAATCAACGGCTGATGGAAGCGCTTTCGGATTCCCTTATGACGGCGGCGAAAGAATTAAGCTCGGCAAAGGAAACAATCGAACGGCAAAAGGCGGAAATTGAGCGTCTGACGGAGGCGCTGACGACGGTCAAAAAGCCGTATGACACGAAGCTCGGACGATTCTTTGCAAAGCTCATCAATGCCATTCTTGGAGGCTTAAATTGGCTATTAAACAGATTCAGAAAGTGAGGATAAGAACATGAAGGAATTTATCATGAATAATCTTTCAAACATCATTACGGCATTTCTGTTTGTCGCGCTCATCGTCGTGCTGTGGTTCGCATGGCGCGGCAAGTACCGCGACAAGGCAAAGCAGATGCTGCTCTCGCTCGTCATCGCAGCAGAGGAGAAATATGGCGGCGGTACGGGCGAGCTGAAATTCGCATATGTGGCGGAGCGGCTTTATGAGGTGATGCCCGGTATCTTTCAGGTGTTTTTCACCGCGGAGGACATCGCCGGATGGATCGAGGAAGCCGTCGCGAAGATGAAGGAGTATTTGTCCGAGAATGCGCAGGCAGCGGCACTTGTTGCGGGAAGGGGAAACAATGAATGAAAATAACATGCAGCCATGTCCGTGCGACGCAGTGAAAAGATTGCAAGATGATATAGAAACCGTCAAGAGAGATGTGTCAAAATTGTATACTAATGAAGGCGTAACGGGGAATCGTTTGGATACTATTGATGCGTCGTTAAATCGAGTAGAGGGGAAGCTCGATCAGATAATGGAAAAACCTACAAAAAGATGGGAATCAGTTATTTCAGAAATTTTGAAACTTATCATTGCCGGCATTGTAGGATTTGTTTTAATAAAAATAGGACTTCAATGATTAAAACCGAAATCTTAAAAAAGATATCAAATGATAACAGGAAATTAAAAGTATTATGCGTGATATTCGCATGTGTGATTGTTATTAGCGGAGTGACAATTACAAAACTTAAACACCGCCTACGGAGTTTATGAATAGGAAAATAAAATGTTCTGATTTTATTCAGCCTGAATATGATAAAATTATAGAATTGGCGAGGTTTACTGAGGAACAAAGAAAAGTTTTTGATTTATTGAATGAAGATCGCAAAAATGATGAGGGGATCATGTTTACGCTTCATCTTTCACGAAAAAGATATTATGCAATAAAGAAAGCTGTAATCAATAAAATAGTGAGAATATTGCCATATCTTTGAAACATTATTGGCACAAAAAAGGCATCTATCTGAGACGGTAGATGCCTTTTTTTGTTGTAAAATTTTATCAGAGGTGAAAATCATGGGAGATAAAATTACACAAGAAATTATGAGGCTTTATAACTGCTGTGAAAATAGGGCTCAAGAGATAATTTCTTATTTTCAAATAGACAATGAAAACAAATTAGAAAATCATATTGAGCTTTTAGCAAGAACAATTCTAAAAAATATAAAGGAGTGATTTATTGTGTATCAGCAGAATCCGTATTCATATGGATATGGAGCATATCAGCAAACTTATTATCCTATAGCAAATCAAGGCTGGAATGGAAATCAACAAGTATCGCAGCAAATTCCGCAAAGGCCAATGACTTTTTCTCAGCAATCAAACTTATATGAAAAAGTAAATGGATTTGAGGAAGTTCGCTCTTATCATATGCCATCAGGTGCGCAAATGCTTTTTGTTGATGCTAATAATCCGTATTTATACACAAAATCGACTGATGTTTCCGGCAGAGCAGAAATACACGCTTTTGAACTCAAGGAGATTTCTATTGATGATATTGGACAACCCAAAGTTGACTTGTCAGGATATGTGACCAAAGAAGATTTTGAGCAAAGTCAGAAAGAAATTTCAGAATTAATACGCAGTGTCGAAACTAAGATTCTTGCTCAGGTGCGCAATTTGAGTTTAGAAAGCAAAGAAATAACAGGGATTCGTGGCTCAAACATACTAACTCCCGCAGAATTGCCGTTGCCGAAAGACAAGCCCGTCGAACGCAGCGAAATAAAACGAGAAAATGCTATCAAAAAAAGCTCGAAACAACAGGAGGCAAATGATGAACAATCCGTTGATTAAAGCAATGGGAAAAAACAATCCCATAAATAAAATGATGGATTTTATGAATGGCGGGGGAAACCCCATGCAACTTGCACAGCAAATTATGCAAAAAAATCCGCAGGTGCAGCAACTTATAGGACAGATGCAGGCTGAATGCGGGAACAGAAGCCCCAAAGAATACGCTTTGGAAATGTGCAAAAAGCAAGGAGGGCGACGTCCGAGACGGGATAGGGCATCAGAATATGATGATGGCTATGACCGCCCGGTTTATAACAGAGAATATGATGATAGATATGATTATCCCGAAGATCCACGATATGGAGTTGAAAGAGATCGTAATTATGATGAACGAAATAGGGAATATCGTGGATATTTTGGGGATAGCCCTTTTTATGTGGAACAGATGGAATATCCGTTTGACATGAAATATGGACGTGATTATCGAAGAGGCGGAAATCGCGGTGGAAGAAGAGATTACGATTCCCGTAATATGACTGCGCGAGAACTCGAGGATTGGAAAGAAAAACTTTATCGCCAATTGGACGAATCTGATAAAGAAGCGTTTAAAATTGAAAAAATTATAAAAAGAGCGACTGATATCAGAGTAGAGTTTAACAAATTTAACGAAGATGAGTTTTATGTAACCGTTTTAATGATGTATACTGATTACAAAAACACGCTCGGTAAAGGAAACGTTGATATCTATATCCGACTTGCGAAAGATTTTCTGTGCGATGAGGATGCTTCTGTGAAATATGGCGAGAAACTTGCTGTTTATTATGAAGATATCGTGATGTAAAATGTTCCGTTATTTGAATGTGAATCCTGAAAACAGAAAAGAACCCGATTGTGTTATACGGGCAATTTCACTTGCCACAGATATTCCATATTATTTTGTGGCAAAGCTTTTGGAACATAACGGAGACATTTATTCATGTGATGATCTTTGTGTAACATGTTATTCTAATTTGCTTTCTGGTGTTTTTCGGCTTACCAGAAGAAATGGAATGAAAAAAACAATAGGGCAAATTTCCGAAGATTTTCCCAATAACACATTGCTTTTGCGCACAGATGGGCACCTGTCTTGTTCTATAAACGGAATTGTTTATGATATCTGGGATTGTACCAATGAAGTGTGCGATGTTTTTTGGATTGTGGATTGAATAAAAGGGTCGGGGATTATCTTCGACCTTTTTCTTTAAATCACTCTATTTATCATAATATATATAATAATTAAAATTACATGTAATAGTGTCTGACCACTTTATGACCAAATTTTGATTGAATGTAATGTTTTACCAAATATATGAATTTAATAAATGCTTAATTATGGACTATATGAATGAAAAATAAAATAAAAAACCGCTCTTTTGAGCGGCTTTTCCGTTTGGTGGAGATGGTGGGAAACTATATTTCGATTTCGCTTTGTTATTATTATTTTCATTTAAAGAGTTATAATGAGCAAAAAAGAAAAAAATACTAAAAAACATACTAAAAAAAATAATTGGTTTTGACCAAATTCATGACCAAAAATTAAGATAACATCAATTTCATGTTTGTAAATTTCATTTAGAATTATCAAAAGATTTAATTCTTCGTTGTTTCCAAATCAAAGGAAATCACATCATTTACAGCTCGAATCATCATTTCGTTATCAGAAGGCATCATATGAGAATATGTGTTTAGTGTTTGTTCGATGTTAGAATGGCCCAATCTTTTAGAAACAGCCACGATAGATACACCCTTAGAAATAAGAAGGGAAGCGCATGAATGTCGAAAGTCATGAATGCGTATTTTTTTTACACCAGCTAAGTCACAGTATTTTGCGAATTGACGATCCAGCGTGGTCGAAGGGATTGGACGATCTCCACAAAAGATAAATTCGCCATGAAAATGTTCAAATAAAGCTACCATCGATTTTATTATTTGAGGCGGCATATAGATAGTTCTATTGCTTGATAAATTTTTGGGCGAGACTACTTTCCACGGGGCGCCTGATTTTTGTGAAACAGACTTCGAAATAGTAAGCGTGCTTTTATTGATATCAATATCATTTATACCAACAGCAAGAAGCTCTCCTTTTCTACAACCTGAAACATAAAGTGCAGTAAAAAATGTTTTGAATACTTCGTCATCAACAACAGAAAGAAATTGATAAAATTCATCTTGCGACCAATAATCGATTTCTTTTTTTGGTTCTGTATTACGAAAACTTTCAACTTTTCTCATGGGATTGTTGATGTCATAATATCTTTCTGCAAAAGAAAAAATTGCATTTAAATGAGTTCTAATTTTAGATTTATAGTTATATGATAGGTTTGATAAAGAATTTTGCCAATCCAATATTTCAATGGGTTTAATCTCATTTATATATTTATCGCCGAAGTAGGGAAGAAAATATAAATTATAGATACCTGATAAATCATATAATGTACTTTCTTTTGATTTCCCTTTTTGGTTTGTGAAAAACTTGTTATATAATTCAGAAAATTTTATTTGGCTACTTTTATCTTTTGCTTCTTTCTCATGTTTTTCAAAATCCTTGAGATATTGCAAATAAGCATTATTGGCTTCTCGTTTCGATGAATATCCGCTTAGACGTTTGGTGATCGATTTCCCGTTTTCTATAATATCAAATCTGACAGACCATAATCCCTTTTTTCCTCGTTGCTGAAAACTTGCCATTTAAACATCCCTCACAATTTTTTTAACAAATCCATAAATATGATGTTTCTCTGAGATGACCGGAGCTTCTCCATTGTCACTATAAAAAATTCTTGTTGTCTCATTTATTTTTTTTGTGCGAGACAACACAGGCGCGCTTTTTTCAAATGAGGCCACAATAATTTTTTTCTCCGAAAATTCTTCTCCATCTTGAATTTTATAAATAATTAACAAATCATCTTTATCGATTCCGTTGATACGATTATAACCATGATTTTTAGCCGGTATAATAATGTCATCTAATGGAGAATCCATTAACATAACAGAGCTGACGATGCTTTCATCTTCTATATGGGGATAAAATCGCATTATATTTTTGGTGCCATGCACAAGATAATCTATTGGGATTCCTAATACCTCTGAAAAAGTAAATATTTTATCAGGTGTTAAAGGTCGGGCACCACGCAGCATTACAGAGATGTATTGTCCGGTCGTTCCCATTTTTTGAGCTAAATCGTTATGTGTCCATCCTCGTTGTCTTATGGCGTTGTTGATTCTATCTATTATTTCCTGAGAATTTTTAAATTTATTATACATGTAAATAACCAGTCTTATATTTGTGCAAAATGACGAAAATGCAAAAGCTTCGACCATGAAAGCGATAAAAAGAGATAAAAAGCGACCAAAAAGAGATAAAAAAATAAAATATCAAAATTTGTTTTGTGTAATTTGTAGAATTTTCCAAATTAATTTATTTATTGTTGACATATGACAAAAAATAAATTATAATATAAACATAAAATAGAGATTTCGCCAAAAGTCAATTCTAATCGAAGCTGTCTTTTATCTCAGAATTGATTATTGATCTTTTGGCTTTATTATAAGTTCCCTCATCGATATTACCTTCTTCATAAATTTTTTGAAGTTTAAGAAGTTTATCGATTTGTTCGTTTGATAAAGGCTTTACCGCTGGGTTATCCTTTTTCACAAGAATATCTAATCTGTCAAGTATGAGATTTTCGGTTTCTATCAGATCACCAAACCCATATGTAAAGAAACAACCAAGCCAAGAAATCAAAATGCCGCAAATCATAATTAGAAATCCAATTCCCCAGTTCCAAAAGCCATTTTTTGCACCAACTATTCCCAAAATTATGCTTGCTAATATTCCAAGTACCGATACAATTTCTGCTAATCTTTTAATTTTGCTGCCAATATCATTAAACATTGATAACGCTCCCTTTCTTATAGCACAATTCCAATGCTTTTTATTTATTATATCTATGACAAATCGCTTTTCGTTTTTTCATAAACATCTGCTGATATAACGCCTACGTCATAAAGTTTTTTTGCATCTGAAAGTTTTTTTAGATATTTCGCAACTTGCGGATCATCTTGCTGAATTTTGTTCATATAGATATCGTAATATGGGTTTTTGCTTGAAACCGCTTTCTCTTTTCGATTCCCGTCTTTATACCACACAATAAAGGTTGTTTCATGATATGATGCTGTTTTGGCGTTTTGTGACTTTATATCTATAACACAAGTTTTAACGACATTTTCCTCCTCCCATTCGAGTGCTTTATCGTATTCTTTGTATACTTTATATATCTTGTACATTCCGAACACTACGAAAGCACAAATAATGGTTAATATGAGAAACACCAACCACTCCATTAACTCATTCCTCCAAATCTTTATTTATTAAGCTTAAAATATATGCATTCACGCTCATGCCGAGCGATTCAGCCTTGGCTTTGATGATATCCTTTTGCCCTTTTTGGACTCTAACAGTAATATTTTCCACCATTTCTTTCTGGTACATTTTAATATATTCTTTTTGATATTCATACTTATTAAAACGTTCTTTATTCATTTTGTAAAAATAAACCTCTTTTTGATAATATTTATTTCATTGATTTGTGAATATTAGATCTTGAATAAAAGTTCGAGCCGTGATATAATAATGACAGCCGGACATAAGACCGCTATTATGTAAGGTCAGGCAGGGAAGCGGGCAGCCCCTTGTTCGCTCCCTTGCCGGCAACTTAATATTTTACAAATCCAATCTGCGGGTTTAGGATGTCAAACAACACAATGAATAGCAGAACCCCCATGACAATGCAAAGGCAAATAAACAAAGTGCGAATCCATTTGTTTTTGTGAGCAAGCGTATCTTGATAGAGTTTAATTAGTTTCTCATGAACATCTTCTTTTTCGGCAGATTGCTTTTGAGAAATATTCCCTGTAACTTCATCAAGAGAACCTCCCACAGCAGATACAATATCATTTATCGTTTGGAAACTGGGATTATCTGTTTGATCTGAAAATATTCGTGTCACTGTGCTTAGCGGTACGCCGCTTAATTCTGAAATTTGCTGATTTGTAAGCGATGATTTCTCTTTTAGTTCTGCTAATTTTTCAGTAATCATGTTTTGTCCCTTTTGTATTTATTTGTATATACTGTAATCAATATTTGTTTTATGCTCATTTATGCAAGTAGAAAAACCATTTATGATATGCTCGAAAACTCATTTGTGGAACAGCAGAAAACCAAAATTGATATGGTAAAATCAAATTTGGGGGTTTACAATTCCAAAATTTTCTTGTATCATGGAATCAGCGCAAGGACAAGTTATCACCGATTTACTTCCGGCTTGTCCGTTCTGCCTAATAAGTAATCGACAGAGCAATCTAAATAGTCTGCAATTCGGGCAAGACTGTCAAATGCGATTGATTTTCCGTGATAAAGCGCAGACATTGTATTGCTTCCAAGATTCAACTCTTTTAACATTGTTTTTATAACTATGTCTTTCGATGTAGCTACTGTTTTTATTGCGGTCGCTAAATTGTGCGATTCATACATAATGTAACACCTCTTTTTGTGCAAGTATACAAAATTTCATCATAACATAATTTCGCTCTTGAAAATCGCTCAATAGTGCGATATAATGTAGACATCCCAAACGCAAGACCGCTATTGTGGATGGGCTACGGTTAGGGGAGTTCAAATTCCCCTTACAAACTCCCCAACCGGAATTTTGATAGAAAGGTGAAAAAATGGAATCGAATCAGAGACGGGCACATGTCTGTGTAAACATCGAAAATTTAATTGCGGCAAGGGCATATCTTACCAAGTATATACTTCGAGATTGCCTTACTGATGATAGCCGCAAAGCGTATGACGAATTAGACCGAGCTTTCATGAACGTGATAAGCGTTATGTCATCCGATTCCGAGCTTTTCCTTGACTATAAAGGCAGCGCAAGCCTTGACTGATTTAAAGGAGGACACATAATGACTTGGATTTTGGATGCTGCAATTTACGGACTTTTGCTTGTCATGGAATTATTTTGTTGCTTTTACTTTTGGTTTCAATTCTACACATCAGGACACAAAGTAATTGCTAAAAAGATCATCGCGTATGCTGTGCCGTTTTTGTTATCCCAAGTAGTTTCATTCGCGCTTTTTATACCGCTGAAATATTATCTTTTGAAATAAGTCATTAATTGATATATTCCGTATAAAACGGCTTCTGTGCCAAGAGTAGTGAAAATGCCAATAAAAATTCCCTTAATGCAATCCGTGGTAAATTGGACAAAAGGCCTTTTTGATCGTTCAGTTTTGAAATACACACGACCTTTATCTGTTGGGATTACACGAATTTCACCCTCATATGTAGGAGTATCATCGATAACCAGACCTTTTGTTTTAAGAACAAGCCAATTATCTTTTGTTAATTTTGTTTGGCTTAAATAATCGTAATGCAAAACACTGAAAAACAAGAAAAAGTTTATTACACAAGAAAGGACATTGAGGAGCGGTATTGTGTAGGAACGACGACTGCGAGAAAGATCATGCAAAGCATACGCGCTTTTGGGAGAACTGTTCCGCTTGGGACAACGAGCGTTGCCGGTGCATTGGGCTATCACAAAGTTTTGGCTTCGGAATTAAAGCGTTGGGAAGAACATTGTGGGGAGGGGGATTTCCATGAAAATTTGTAATAGATGTGGCCACATGATGGAAGATGATGATATCGAAATCGTGAGAGAGTTTATCGGTTATGCAGGAGACGAAAGACAATATCAGTCATTTGAACAAGGGTGTGAATGTGGCGGCGAATTTGTTGATGCAGTCAAATGCATAAAGTGTGGTGAATATTTTTCGGAAGATGACGCTCCTAATTTTGATTATCCGATTTGTCGTTGCTGCCTTTATGATTTGGCTACCGTAGAAAATGCAATAAAATATTCTCAATATTCAAATGTTTATTCTCAAGTACATATCAATGATTTTTTCACAATGATTTTCACCGAAACAGAAATATTTGAAATCCTCAAAGCTGAGGTTATGAAAAATCCAACTGTATTTGAAAGAGCTGCAAAAGATTACTGTTTGGATGATATTGTTGCCTTTTCAGAATATATTAAAGAGGCGGACGAGGAATGAATGTCGAAAAAAAGAGTGAATCCAATTATACATATCACGCAAGCAATCCTATTTCAAGAAGCAAACTTTTTCGCATGATCAAAAACGGGCAGATTTGCCCTAAAAACTATAAGTTCCTTGATGACAATCCTCCTGAACCTACTGATTCGCTTGTATTCGGTCAGGCCTTTCATAAATTTGTTTTGGAGCCAGAAACATTCGAGAATAGTTTCGCCATATCGCCATTATGCGATCGGAGAACGGTTCAAGGCAAGGCAATTTGGAATGAGTTTATTTCAAATTCAGAAGGGAAGCAAGTTATAACCCAAGAAAGCTTTGACGCTATAAGAGGCATGGCAGACAGTATAAAATCGGACAAGTACGCTAAGCGACTTCTATCCGGCGATGTTGAAACAAGCTATTATTGGATAGATGATCTTACAGAAATTGAATGTAAGTGCCGTCCTGATGTTTTAACAAAAGTCGGAGGACAAAGATTTATTGTCGATCTAAAATCTACGACCAATGCAGCGACAGATAGTTTTGCGCGAGAGTGCATAAAATTTGGCTATGATTTACAAGCGGCGATGTATAAACAAGGCGTTGATGCCTATTACGGAGAAGAGCACAGCTTCGTTTTCATTGCCGTTGAAAAGACGGCGCCGTATACATATAACATTTTACAAGCCGATGAATTTTTCATAAAGAAGGGACAAGCTTTATTCCGAGAACTGATGGGAGAATTGAAATATTGTCGGGACACGGGCGATTGGTATGGTTACGGAGGTGCCAAGGAATACGGCGGAATAAATGATTTAACATTGCCAGCGTATATGCTGAAAGAATTTGAGTGAGGAGTAAAAATATGTTCAAGCGTTTTTTGGGATTTTTTAAAATTGTAAGGAAGCCGGACAAGCAGACAAGCGATTTTTATTTCCCCGACAAATCAAACAAAGAAATCATTGCCTTAGTACAACTCGCATGTATTAACGATAATATTATCAATTTTTAGGAGGAGAACATGGAAAAGCAAATTGCATTAACAGAAATTTCAAGAGAATGTGAAAAAGACATTTCGGCACCCGATTGCTCCGAAAGGAAAGAGCTTACTGTGTCAGAACCCAAAATTCAACAGGGTGGAATAACAATGTGGAATAATACGGTGGTTTTTAACCAAGCGTATAAAATGGCGCAGATTGTGGCGCAAAGTGACATTGTTCCTCCGGCTTATAAAAACAAAACGGGAAATTGCCTGTTAGCGATTGATATAGCAAATCGTATGGGTCTTTCGCCTTTATCTGTTATGCAGAACAGTCAAGTCGTACAGAATAAATTTTCATGGACTGGCTCTGCGTGTAAATCGATGATTGATAGTTGCGGGAAATATAAAAGCACCCGCTATGTAATGGTTGGAGAAAAGAATACCGACACATGGGGTTATTATCTTCAAGCAACCACAAAAGACGGTTCTATTATTGATGGTGTTTGTGTTACCGTTCAAATGGCGAAAGCTGAAGAATGGTATTCGCGCAATCCAAAGTGGAAGAGCATGACTGAGTTAATGCTTAAATATCGTTCGGCAGCTTTCTTCATGCGCACTGAATGCGCAAGTCTTGCAATGGGCTTTTTGACCGCAGAGGAAAATGAAGATATAGAAGCTGCTAATGAAAAATCAAACAAAATATCGCTAAAAGAAGCGATTGATTCAGAAGAAGGAGGACAATCAAATGGATAAATTTAAGATAGGCGATCGAATTAGGGTTATCGATAAAAATACTGTTTTTGGTCTTTATGGTATGACCGGGACAGTTATTGATATCAATCATTTTTTTGATCCCTATTGCGTCGAAGTAGAACTTGAACCATGTGATAATCTTTTTGTTATCGCTAACACTCTTCGGGGAAAACCAAGTCAAATGGAATTAATAGAAGAAATCGATGAACGAAAAAAACAGGAGGATTTTATGGACAATAAAGTATTTAATGTGGGCGACCGTGTGAAACATTCGCATTTTGGAGCCGGAAAAGTTATTAAAATTATTCCATGGTATGTTGTTGAATTTGATAAAGAGAACATATTGCTCCACGACGGAAACAAATCAGGAAAAAGGTTTCATTGCTGGGAATGTGATGGAGAGACTTTGACTTTATGTAATGAAAATGAAGAAACATCACAATCCAAAGAGAAACTCATTGAAATGTTCGAGAGTTTAGCGGCTTTATTTAAACACGATAGAAAAGGAGATATTTAATGGCGACAATATTTAATGAAAACAAAGTGATTTTAGCGGGAAGATTGGCTGCTGACCCCGAACTTAAACAAACCTCTACTGGCGCAATGGTGGCAACAGTAACGATTGCAGTTAATAGACCATACCAAAAAGGCGTCGAAAGCAAAGCAGATTTTTTTGACTTGATTGCATGGAAATCAAAGGGCGAAGTTCTTGCAAAATATTTTCAAAAAGGATCTCCAATTTACATAATCGGCAAAATTCAGAACCGAGGATGGACTGCGCAAGATGGTTCTAAAAGGACAAAAACCGAAGTAATTGTTGAAGAAATTAAATTTATTGAATCGAAGCCGAAGAGCGAAAACATAGAAGATGGTCTTGCATATGGCACTGGTTCTCAGGGATTCGAGGAGATTTCGGCAGATGAAGAACTACCGTTTTAAATTTTATGCTAAAAATCATTGAAGATACAAGGCAAAAAGAATCGAAGCATGACAACATAGGGATTTACCTATCAAAAATGAGAATACCTGTCGAACGAAAGAAATTACAATGCGGCGATTATATGATAGACGGGAATAATGCTGTTTCCGTCGATACCAAACAAAGTTTATCAGAAATTTGTATGGATTTAGGGTCGGAGCAATCTCGTTTCCGGCGCGAAATGATAAGGGCAAATGAGCTTGGTATAAAGCTTATTGTTCTTATTGAAGATGGACGGTATAAAAACATTTGTGATGTGCAAAAATGGAAGAATCCCAATTTTAATAAATCAAAGATTTGCATGTCAGGCAAAGAACTTGCGAAAAGAATGCGAAGATCAGAAATTTCATATGGAGTTTCATTCAAATTTTGAAAGCCGGAAAAAACCGGAGAATGTTTGTTGTCAATTTTATTATCTGAGAAAGGAGGAGACAGACTTTAACATGTCAAACTATATTTTAATCATTGAAAAAAGAAAGTCGCAAAAAGCATTTGTGACGAAAGCAGAATGCCCCAAAGATGCCATATACAATGTTTTAAAAGAGTTTTGCCCTGATAAGTTTGAGGATTTTGTTTTTCAAACAAGAAATCAAAGGGCAAACTATATAAATTGTATATTTCGTGAGTTGACTGGATATGAAATCTCCTATATAGGAGAAATGAAGTCAACAATATTTCAAAAGATGGTAAAAAGTGATGAATTGCTTAAAAGTAAAAAGAGAGCTCACAAAAAAATCACAACGACAGCAAGAAATTGATAAATACATTGATTTTTCATTAAGACAAAAGTCACAAGATTACAGCATTGAGGTGATTTATGACCATCTATGAATTTGCGGCAGCGCGCGGCTATACGCTTGCCGATACGGACAAGCTCATTTTAAAGCGTCTGACCGAAGTAAAAGGCACGGACGAAGAAACCACCGTGCTCGCCTGTATGTGGCGCGACGGAAGGCTGTGCGCGCTGTGGCGGGCATATCGCGAATACGAAGCATCGCAGAGCGCGGTGCAGATGAAATTATTTTTATAAGGAGGACATATGGCGAGGCCGGAAAAATCAGGACTTGATTATTTTCCGCTTGACGTAGGTTTTCTGAGGAATAAAAAGGTGAAGCTTCTCAAAACGGAGTTTGGTGCTAACAGTGTGATATTCGTGCTGTATGTGTTGAGCCGCGTTTATGAAGAAGAAGGATACTATTTAAGATGGGACAAGGATGAATGCTTGATGGCCGCAGAAGAGATCGGATGCGGCATTACTCCATCATATATAGGCGAAGTACTGCAAAGGTGTCTGTCACGTTCTTTGTTTGATCAAAGGGTTTTTCAGATGTTTGGCGTACTTACATCGGCCGGTATCCAACGTCGCTACCTCAAAGGCAAAGAAAAGCGCGACGAAATAGTGATGATTGAAGAATACTTTTTATTGGACATCGAGAATAAAAAAGATGTTCCGGACGGTATTCTCGCGAAGCTTGCCTTAAAAAAGGTTTCCGAAGAAAAAACCGGCATTATTTCCTCGGAAACGAGGGTTATTTCCACCGAAAACCCACAAAGTAAAGAAAAGGAAAGTAAAGAAAAGAAAAGCATACCAGCGCGCACGCGCGAGGCGTTTGAGGCGGTATGGGAGACATATCCGAAGAAAGCGGGGAAAGAGAAAGCGATGGAATCGTTTATGGCACTTCCCGAGGACGATCAGAGGCGTCTGCTTTCTGCGGTAAAGCAAGCAAAGCGGAGCGAGGCTTTTACCAAAGAGCATGGACGTTTTATTCCGCAGCTTGCAAACTTCATTTCCCGTGAAGATTGGAAGCAGTACGATGAGCCCATCGGCTTCGACCTCGATGAAATTTTTGACGCGGCTTGCCGCAGAGGAGAGACACATGAATCATAATGAGGAGAAAACGATGAACGAGGACTATTATAAAACCTGTTTCGCGTATTGCAGAGAAGCGTGCGGGGAGAAATGCAAGGCGCTTGACAGGTTTTACTGCAAAGATGAATCAGCGGAGAAATGCAGATTTTTCAAGACGCAGGACGAAAGGGAGATGTCGCATGCGATGGCAACAATATCGAGACTGACACGAAAATATGGAGGAGATAAAACATGAAAAACGAAGCTTATGAAATCAAAAAAGAGATGCTGGGTGACGCTGAACCAATTTGTTATGGATACAAAGCGCTTAATTATGATGGCGGTACGAAACAAAATTTCCGATATGGAGAGCCGGGAGAAAACCTTGTTGGGAAAATATTTACCATTGACGGCGAGATAGCTGTTTGCAAACGTGGAGAACATTTTTGTAAGGACCCGGCCTATGTGTTCAACTTTTATGGACCATTGGGATATAACCGATATTTCAAAGTTGCGTGTTATGGCAAGGTTATAGACGATAACGATGGGATGAAATCAGTAGCACAGACGATTGAGTTTGTTGAAGAATATGATTTGATGGAATATGTCGAAAAAATAAAGTCATATGACAGAACAAGTCATGTGAGCAATTCCAAAGGCGTGAACAATTCCTACGGCGTGAGCTATTCCGACGGCGTGAACAATTCCTACGGCGTGAGCTATTCCGACGGCGTGAGCAATTCCAAAGGCGTGAACTATTCCAAAGGCGTGAATGGTTCCTACGGCGTGAGCTATTCCGACGGCGTGAGCAATTCCAAAGGCGTGAGCAATTCCAAAGGCGTGAACTATTCCAACGGCGTGAATGGTTCCTACGGCGTGAGCAATTCCGACGGCGTGAGCAATTCCGACGGCGTGAGCTATTCCAAAGGCGTGAGCTATTCCGACGGCGTGAGCAATTCCTATGGGATTCGATATTGCGAC